CGTTACAGACGCTAAAAACACAATTTTACAAATCAAAGATAGTACTTTAGATTTAACAGAGCGCATCGAAGAGGTTAAAGTTAAAATTGACAAAGAAACAAATGCTTACATAAAGACAAAATTAGAAAAAAGATTGTCTATGCTGACTGGTAAAGTTGGTGTTATTAAAGTAGGTGCTGATTCAGCGGTTGAACTGAAAGAAAAAAAAGATAGGGTTGATGATGCGCTACACGCTACAAAAGCGGCTTTAATAGAAGGAATAGTAGCGGGCGGCGGAATTGCATTATTAAATGCTTCCAACAAGATCAAACCTAAAGATGACGGATACAAGTTGTTATTAGATTCTATACGATCTCCTTATTACACCATACTAGATAATGCTGGTATTGTTGAAATCAAGAAGCAAGTTATAAAAAATAGAGGTATAGACGTTAAAACAGGTAAAGAAGTTAATATGATTAAAGCTGGTATTATAGATCCGGTTTTGGTTACAAAATCAGCACTTAAAAACGCTGTTAGTGTGGTAAAGACAATTATATCCGCAGATTGTATAATCTCAAACGTAAGATCTCTTGAAAGCAATTAATCACTTTATTATAATCGACAAAATTAAAGAAGCTCCGAAGACAGTAGGAGGACTTGAAATAACACAAAGCCAAAACCACGACGTTAGGTACTTAAAGGGTAACATAATTAGCGTAGGCGATAAAATAGATTTTCTTAAAGAAGGCGATGTTGTTAGATACGATAAACACGCAGGACACGGGATAGAGTGGAATGATAAATTGTATTTTGTAATTACTATAGGGGATGTAGTTTTAGTGGAATGAAGCTAGACTCAAGTGATTTAAGAGAAATGAATCTACTTAAGTATTACAGGCTTGTTAGAAAATGGGCCTGTAAAACTTATGACCTTAAAGACGCTGACATTGAATTATTAATATATTTGGATTGCAAAAAGCAATTTACACGTAATGATTTCATAGACGGTGTTTATACATACTCTTGGGATAAAGCAAGATGGGAGAGATTAAGAAGAGAGGGATGGATTGATGTTTGGAGAAAAAGGAATAGGACTACTATGAAGACTAATATATATAGTACCTCTTATAAATGTAAAAGTTTAATAAACAGAATTTACAGGATACTACTAGGAGAAGAGGATTTACCAACGTCTGCTAGAAGTACCTTTTACAAGAACAAAACATACACGGATAAGGTTTACAACAAAGCTATTGACGATATGATAAAAGATAAAGAAAGATAAACTAAAAACAATAAAATGGCAAACAACGGAAAAGGAATTGGACCAAACAGTTTAGGAGCAGGTAGGGGATCTGTAACATCACCAGCAAAACAAAAAATGGTTGCAGCAGAAAACATGACTGTCTCTGAGAAGAAGAAAATGAAAGACAACTCTGTTTTTGGACCCGATGGAAAAAACGTTGCTTTACCTCCGTACGAAAAAAAGAAGTTAGTGAAAGGGAGCAATAAGAAAGATGAAAAAACACCAAAACCAGCCCCATCACCAGCTAAAATTAGAAAAGCACTTTCTACTAAAGTGACCAAACCAAAGCAACCGGGTGATGAAGGTTATGTAAAACCTAAAGAAACCAGTAAGTTTATGCGTAAAGCGGGAACGCGCGCTTCAGGAGGCGGTCAAGACAGAAAAGTATAATGGCATTCAAGCTTAAATCTCATAGTGATGTGTTTGGTATTCACGAAAAGACTTCTCAATTTGGAACACCTGTGATCGTTAAAGACGATTTAGAGGATGGAGTTGAAGCTGAAGCTAACAGAGACGGAACAATTTTCGTAAGCAATAAACTTTCTGATAAAGAGGTTGAGGGTGCTGTAGAACACGAAAAGGTTCACTTAGATCAACTAGCTCAAGGGAGATTACAATACTCTGAAGATTCTGTAACTTGGAAAAGAGATACAAGATCACCAGCAAGAGTTTACAAAAGAGCTACCATGAACGAAGGGCATCCTGATTTTGAATGGGAAAACGAAGCATATAAAAAATCATAATTATGGCAATAACATTTAGAGGTCAAGCTAGTGGGTTAAATAAAGAAACTAAAAGCAGGAATCAAGCTGGATTTCAAGACAAATCTGCAGCTGGCGACCGTCAAGGTGTTGGCGGAGAAGATGTATCTTTGAAACAAGCTATGAGTTCTTTTAATAAAAGAAATACGTCTCCAGCTAAAAAGATAGGCCCCCAAGGATTAGGGGTTAAAGGCAACAATGGATATAGTATAGGATCTCCTGCTAAAATTAGTAAAAACTTTTATGGAGGTGAAGCTTATTTTCAGGATGGTTACAGCGGTAATTTAGGAAGCCCTGCTAAAAAGACTTGTTTACCTATTACAGCAAGAGCTAAAAACTCACCACTTAAGATGAACCAAGCATTGGTTGACGGGGCTGCAAATACTAACAAGGAATTTGTAGACGTTGGATCTATTGTAGGAGGCGCTCTTAATCAACCTGATAAAAGTACAAAAGGTAAAACCGCTGACTTAGCTCCAGAAAAAACAAAGGAAAAGCAAGAAGCATTAGATGTACCTAAAGCTAAAAAAATTGATACAAATTTAGGAGCCACTAATCCGATGGACGACATGGAAGCACCAACACTGAAATTTTAAAAACTAATAACTAATCACAATGGGAATTAAAGGTAGTAAAAACACGCCGATCACGGCAAGAGTAAGCACTGGCTTATTTAATCAAAAGAAAGGTGTGAAAGAACCTTTATTAAACGTTGGTCCTGCCGGCGTTCACGGAAACAATCAGACTAAAGATATTCCATCACCAAGTAAGATGAGAGGGTATTCTATGAAGGCTTCTCCATTTAAGCAGAACAATGATGATAAACCTGTAGAATCAACAAAAGTAGGTGTTAATGTTCTTAAAACTGAAACCGCTCCAGATACTGAAAAAGAAGTTAATGTTCCTGGAGAAGAAAAAACCAGAATTAAAACGGCGGCTGACGTAGGGGTGTCTCAAGAAGAAGTGAATGCTTACAATATGAAAACTTATGGCACGCTTAACCCAACTAAGGAGGGTAAAGCTAACAACACCATAGGTACTGGAGTATTTAAACCAGATACAAAGAAAAAAGAAATAGTTAAAGGAGAGACTACAACAAGCAATCAATTTACGGCAAACAAAACTAGAGATAAAGGTGATGCTCAAACTTCTTTAGACAGACGTAACACTGTTAGAGCTGGAAAGCATACAGCTAGAACTAAGAAAGCTGCTCAAAGGAAAGTTGATAGAAATCTACGTAGATCAGGAGCTATTGATCCTTCCACTATAAAAAAAGACAAAGATGGTAATGCTATAGAGGGTTCGGGTAAAAAATACAATAAAAGAGATCAAAGATTAAAAAGACAAGGGCAACAAGCGAAAGACAATTTAGCTGTTTCTACAGGTGAGAATGAAAGCGTAAAAAGACAGTCTAAGCAAAACATAAGTACTAAAAGTGGTAAAGATGTACTGGACGCAGAGAGAGACATGAAGTTAAGTGATGTAGGAGGAAAAACTGCACAAGATAAAGCTATTAAAGAAGGATCGGTAAATTCATCAAAGGCTATAAATTTTGCAGAGATAGCCAAAACAAAAGCTACAGATACTGAAAAACTATCTGGGGTGTTACCAAAGAAAACACCAGATTTCTTTAAAAAGAAGTCGCCTTTAAAAATGAAATACTTTAAATAATGGCATACCAGCAAGAACCTAAATCCCCAGTATTAAAAAGATGCTGGGAAGGGTATTCTCCAGTACCTGGTAAAAAGAAGGAGGAAAAAGGAAGTTGTGCAAAATCACCTGCAAAAATAGCGCCTCTATTGGCTATGGCTGGTAAAGCTGTAATCGGTTCTTTGGTAAGCAAAGCTGTAGATAAAGCGTCACCCGCTAAAAAAACAGCAGCGTGGACACGTAAAGAAGGTAAATCTAAAACTGGCGGTTTAAATCAAAAAGGTGTTGACGCTTATAAAAGAGACAATCCTGGATCTAAATTAAAAACAGCAGTTACAACAAAGCCTTCTAAACTTAAAAAAGGTAGTAAAGATGCTAAGCGTAGAAAATCATTTTGCGCCAGAATGGGTGGAATGCCCGGAGCTATGAAAAAACCTAACGGGGAGCCAACTAGAAAAAAGTTAGCTTTAGATAAATGGAACTGCTAATGGAATCAAAAGGACTAGGAGACACAATAGAAAAAATTACAAAAGCAACAGGGATCAAGGCTATAGTAGATAAGCTTCCTGGAGATTGCGGATGTAACAAAAGAAAAGAAGCGCTAAATAAAGCATTTCCATATACAAAAACCAAATAGTAACAATTAAATTAAATTATTATGAGTAAAGTAAAAGAATTAAATCAAGAAGTTAAATTAACTGAAACAGAATTAAAAGACTTAAAGACAATCGTTAATGATATCAACGAGGTGCAATTGCAGATAGGAGGTGTAGAAGCTCACAAGCATGAGTTATTGCATTCAATATCCATAAAGTCTGGCGCGTTGAAAGATATGCAGAAAAGTTTAGAAGAAATTTACGGAGCTGTTAATATTGACTTAAATACAGGTATTATTACTGATGCACCTAATTCGTAAGATAAGTATAGGAAAAGACTATAAGAATGACGCTATGCACTATTCTGTTGGACAGGAAGTGTATGGCGGTCATACTATAGCTCATATTTTAGAAGAGGAAGACAAGTACTCTATATATATAACAAAGAACGATTCTATAATGCCTTGGAAAGACTTCAATAAAAACATGTCTGTATCCATCGAGTATGATTTAAAATACTAGAATGCAGAGTGTTTTTAATTATTTAGTATCACCTAAAGGGAATAGAACCACAGGTTCTAAAGAAATAGGGGGACAAACATTATTACTTAATACAGATTTACAAAATCACAGCTATACTAATAGAGTGGGTACAATATTGAATCTACCATTAGTTGGCAATGAAGAGCTAAAAGAAGGTGACGACGTAATTGTGCATCATAATGTATTTAGAAGATTTAGAGATGTAAGAGGCAAGGAAAAAGATAGTAAGAATTATTTAAGCGAAGATGTTTATACTGTTCAAGCTGATCAAATATATGCGTTTAAAAGAGATGGTGAATGGAAAGCTCTGGAAGGATTCTGTTTTGTTAAACCTATAAAAGAAGACAAAATGTTTTCTGTAGATTTTGAAAAACCATTAATAGGTATTGTAAAATTTGGTAATGATGAAATTAAAGAAGAATCATTAGTAGGTTTTAAACCGAGTTCGGAATACGAATTTGTAATAGAAGGGCAGAGGTTATACCGAGTACCCGTTAATTCAATCACAATCAAATATGAATATCAAGGAAACGAAGAAGAATATAATCCAAGCTGGGCAAGTGGCAGTTGAAGAGCTGATAAAAGTTGCTAAAGAGCCTATAATAGATTCTGAAGACGACCTAACAGCTGATAAATTAAAAAATGCTGCCGCAACTAAAAAGTTAGCTATATTCGACGCTTTTGAAATATTAAACCGTATAGAAGAAGAGGAACGTATACTAGAAAATAAGCCAAGAAAAGAAATTGAAGCAGTCGAGTTTAAAGGTTTTGCTGAAAGGAAATCAAAGTAATGTATACTCAAAACTTATATAAGGTTGTAACACCTATAAAACTAACTACTATTTCTAGATTAAATAAAGGAAAGAAGTGGGATTATGGATACAACAAAGAGCATGATGTTGTTGTTATAAGTAAGACTGGGCAAATTGGGGAAATATATGAAATACAAAATCTTAGGATTGCTTTACCAAAAGCCCCTCCTAAAATAGACAAAAAAACAGACAGATGGGCGCCTGAGGCATATCCTAGGGAACTAAAGTCTATAACTAGTATATTTGACTGGAGGGATTATCCAGAAGAATTTAAAATCAAATGGGGGATATATATAGATGAGCAATTTAATAAAAGAGAAAACGGTCACTGGTTCAATAATAAGAATGTGGATACTTACATTACTGGTACTCATTTTATGTACTTGCAGTGGTCCAAGATTGATGTTGGGAAGCCAGAATTTCGAGAATCAAATAGATTATTCTATATATTCTGGGAAGCTTGCAAAGCAGACAAAAGGAGTTATGGCATGTGCTATCTCAAGAATAGACGTTCAGGATTTTCATTCATGGCGTCTGGGGAGGCAGTTAATATGGCAACCATATCAAGCGATGCACGATTCGGGATTTTGTCCAAATCTGGTTCCGATGCAAAGAAAATGTTCACTGATAAAGTTGTACCGATATCAGTCAACTACCCGTTTTTCTTTAAACCAGTACAAGACGGAATGGATAGACCAAAGACAGAACTTGCCTATCGTGTACCCGCCTCGAAGCTCACCAGGAGAAAACTCGACAATAATAAAGCTAAAGAAATCATATCAGGTCTTGACACCACGATTGACTGGAAAAACACCGGTGACAATGCGTACGATGGAGAGAAACTTAAACTACTCGTTCACGACGAATCAGGGAAATGGGAAAGGCCGAACAATATCCTTAACAACTGGAGGGTTACGAAAACAACCTTAAGATTAGGGGCAAGAGTTATTGGTAAGTGTATGATGGGGTCTACCTCAAATGCGCTTGACAAAGGAGGTGAAAACTTTAAGAAATTATATGGAACATCAGATGTTACAAAAAGAAACGCCAATGGACAGACTCGCTCAGGATTATATTCTTTGTTCATTCCTATGGAATGGAATTACGAAGGATTCATTGATGCTTATGGGATGCCTGTATTCAATACCCCACCTGAAGATTGTGAAGGCCCACACGGAGACCCTATTGAAGTTGGGGTCATAGAGCATTGGAATAATGAAGCTGATGGATTAAAAGGCGACCAGGACGCTTTAAATGAATATTACAGACAATTCCCGCGTACAGAGGAACACGCTTTTAGAGATGAGACTAAAAACAGTATCTTTAACTTAGCAAAAATATATGAACAAATAGATTACAACGAAGATTTAGCTAATAGCAATGTTGTAACAAGAGGAAGTTTTCAATGGGAAAATGGGATAAAAGACTCTAGAGTAGTGTTTAGCCCAAATCCCCAAGGTAGGTTTTTAATAACATGGACTCCTTCTTACAATATTCAAAATCGTCAAGTAATAAAAAACGGAGTTAGACATCCAGGTAATGAACACATGGGTGCTTTTGGTTGTGATAGTTATGATATATCCGGAACAACTGACGGTAGAGGATCCAAAGGAGCTTTACACGGTTTAACTAAGTTTAGTATGGAAGATGCTCCACCGAGTACTTTCTTTTTGGAATATGTAGCAAGACCTCAAACAGCTGAAATATTTTTTGAAGATGTGCTAATGGCTTGTGTATTTTACGGAATGCCTTTATTATGTGAAAATAATAAGCCTAGACTTTTGTACTATTTTAAAAGAAGAGGTTATCGTGGGTATTCAATGAATCGTCCAGATAAACTTTGGAATAAGTTATCAGTAACAGAAAAAGAAATAGGTGGAATACCGAATTCAAGTGAAGATATAAAGCAAGCGCATGCGTCAGCTATAGAAATGTATATTGATAGTTACGTAGGTTTAAAGTCGGATGGAAATTACGGCACAATGTATTTTAATGAAACGCTAAATGATTGGTCTAAGTTTGATATAAATAATAGAACAAAATTTGATGCAGCAATAAGCTCAGGTTTAGCAGTGATGGCGTGCAATAAAGATTTGTACAGACCGAATGCTCCAATACAAAAAAGAACAATGAAAGTTAAATTTGCAAAATACAAGCAAGAAGGCAATTTATCCGAGATAATAAAATAATAATATGGCTAGAGGTGTAACAAATAGTTTTTTTCCAAGTCAAGTTGTAAGTGATCAAGAGAAAATGTCTCAAGATTATGGGCTACAAGTTGGTAGAGCAATTACTAATGAATGGTTCGATGGTAATTCAGGAACAACTAGATTTAGGAGCAATCAGAATACATTTCATGGTTTGAGACTGTACGCGAGAGGAGAGCAGCCTATACAAAAGTACAAGAACGAAATGTCTATAAATGGGGATTTGTCTTATTTAAACCTAGACTGGAAACCTGTACCTATTTTATCTAAATTTGTAGATATAGTAGTTAACGGTATATCTGACAGAAGTTTCGATATTACAGCCTACTCTCAAGATCCTTATGGAGTTTCTAAAAGAACTGCTTATATGGAATCTATAATCAGAGATTTACAAACAGAGGAATTGAATAACTTTGCTCAAGAGCAATTTGGTATTAACTTATTTGAAAATGCACCTGACAGATTGCCGGACTCAGAAGAAGAGTTAGATTTGCATATGCAGCTTTCCTACAAGCAAGGCGTTGAAATAGCAGAAGAAGAGGCTATAAATACTATGCTAACTAGCAATAATTACGATCTTACGAAGAAAAGAATAAACGAAGATTTAACTATATTAGGCATTGGAGCTGTTAAAAATAATTTTACAGAATCTAACGGAGTTACTGTTGAATATGTAGACCCGGCTTACATGGTCTATTCCTACACGGAAGATCCTTATTTTCAAGATATATATTATGTAGGTGAAGTAAAATTCGTACCTATCAACGAACTTAAGAAGCAATTTCCTGATTTAACACAGGATCAGCTAGAGCAAATACAACAGCAAGGAACTCAAAACAAAGGCGTTTACGACCAGAACTTATCAAACTCTTCTAACAACAATAGAGACTCAAACGTTATACAGCTTTTATATTTTAATTATAAAACTTATATGAATGAGGTTTATAAAGTTAAAGAAACAGCTACTGGCGCAACGAAAATAATAGTAAGGGATGATCAGTATGATCCACCTATAGAAGCTTACGAGGCAGAGTACGGTAAGCTATCTAGATCTTTAGAAGTGTTATACGAGGGGGTAATGGTATTAGGTACTAACCTATTATTGAAATGGGAAATGGCTCCGAATATGATGCGCCCCAAGAGTGATTCATCTAAAGTTAAAATGAATTATTCTATTACCGCTCCGAGAATGTATCAAGGCAAGATAGAGTCTATAGTTAGTAGATGTACTGGTTTTGCTGATATGATTCAATTGACTCATTTAAAACTGCAGCAAGTATTACAGAGAATGATACCTGACGGCGTTTATTTAGATGCTGACGGTATTAATGAAGTTGACTTAGGTAACGGAACTAATTACAATCCTCAAGAAGCGCTTAATATGTTCTTTCAAACAGGATCTGTTATTGGTAGATCATTTACTCAAGACGGTGATATGAATCCAGGTAAAGTTCCTATTCAGGAAATACAAACTGGTAGTGGTGGACAGAAAATGGCTACACTAATTCAGACTTACAATTACTATCTACAAATGATAAGAGATGTAACCGGCCTAAACGAAGCGAGAGACGGTAGCACGCAGGATTCAAGAGCTTTAGTTGGTATTCAAAAAATGGCAGCAGCAAATTCAAATACAGCTACAAGACATATATTAGATGCTGGTTTGTTTTTAACAAAAGAAACGGCGGAGTGTTTATCACTTAGGATATCAGATATATTAGAATACCATCCAGCTAAAGAGGCTTTTATACAAAAAATAGGAGCTTTTAATGTAGCTACTTTGGAAGAACTAAATGAATTACATTTGCATGACTTTGGTATATTCTTAGAATTAAGACCAGATGACGAACAAAAACAGGTATTAGAAAACAATGTGCAAACAGCTTTGCAGGCAGGATTAATAGATTTATCAGATGCTATCGATATTCGTGAAGTTAAAAACTTAAAATTAGCTAATCAATTGCTAAAGGTTAAGCAAAAGAAACGTCAAGAACGATTGCAAGCAGAGCAACAAGCCAATATACAGGCTCAAGCACAAGCAAACGCACAGGCTCAACAAGTGGCAGCTCAAGCTGAAGTTCAGAAAGACCAAGCTTTATTTGCAACTAAGTCTCAGCTGGAACAATTGAAAGGCCAGATAGAACAGCAAAGAATACAAGTAGAGGTTAGCGCAAAGAAAGAATTGATGGAATTAGAATTTCAATACAACATGAAACTTAAAAACATGGAAGTTGAAGCTATGAGATCAAAAGAGAATTCTGCAGAAGACAGAAAAGACAAACGTACTAAGATACAAGGTACACAACAGAGCGAGATGATTGCTCAAAGACAACAAGATTTACCACCAAAAGACTTTGAATCGTCAGGTAATGACATAATAGGCGGTGGATTTGGCTTAGGTTCCTTCGAACCTAGGTAATAATAGTAATAACAATTATATAATTATTTTATCATGGCGGAAGCACAAAACACAGAGGTACGTTTAAAATAAAAAAACGTGCAAAAACACCAACCGAAGCACCAGCTACAGTTGAACAAGTAAAACAATCAGGTCCGATGTCTGTCTCTGAGGACGGAACTCTAAAAATTGATTTATCAAAACCCGTAGAACCAAGTGCTGATGCAGCGCAAGAAGTGCCAGAGGTGGTTGCGGATCAACAAGTTGAACCTGTACAAGAAGTAGAAGCGGAAGTGCCGCAACAACCAGAACCTGTTCAATCTAGCGAACCTGTTCAAGAAGAATTAGAAAGTGAATTTTTACAGGAAATAACAGACGAAGAAGTTATAGAGCAAGTAGAAGAACTCGAAGAGCAAGTTCAGCAAGCGATTGTAGAAAAAGATTTAGGTATTGAATTACCTGAAAATATACAAAAGGTAGTTAATTTTATAAATGAAACCGGAGGAAGCTTAGAAGATTATGTAAAATTAAACGTAGACTACAATTCCTTAGATGAAGATCAGTTATTAAAAGAGTATTACCAAACATCGAAACCTCATTTAGATGGTGACGAAGTAGCGTTTTTATTAGATGAAAACTTTGCATTCGACGAAGACATTGATGATGACAGAGATGTAATAAAAAAGAAAATAGCTAGGAAAGAAGAGCTTTCAAAAGCTAAAACATATTTAGACAATTTAAAGTCTACGTATTACGAGGAAATAAAAGGAGGTAGTAGATTAGCTCCTGAACAAAAGAAAGCGGTAGATTTTTTCAATCGCTATACAAAAGAAAATGAATTAGCAACTCAAACAGCTGAGAAGCAAACAAATGTGTTTTTAGATAAAACTGGTAAATTATTCAATGAGAATTTCAAAGGTTTTGATTATTCTGTTGGTGATAAAAAATACCGATTTAAAGTTAAAGATGCGGAAACTGTGAAAAATAGTCAGAGTGACATTAACAATTTTATCAAGAAGTTCTTGAATGAAGATGGTGAAATGTCAGATGCTCAAGGTTATCACAAAAGTTTGTTTACAGCTATGAATGCAGATTCTGTTGCACAGCATTTCTATGAGCAGGGTAAGTCCGATGCCATGAAAGAAAGCGTATCTAATTCGAAAAACATTAAAATGGGCGCGAGAGGTGTTCATGAAAATGTTAAACCGAACAATGGTGGGTGGAGCATAAGATCAGTTGACAGTGGGGGCAGCGATTCAAAATTAAGGATAAAATCATTTAAACATTTAAAGTAAAAAAATTATGGCACAAGGATTTGAAACAGAGCCAGCTGGCTTAGCTAACTTAGCACATTTAACACCAAGACCTATAAAAGGATTATTCGGAGACAATTATTTGTCTTTAACGGAGATGGATTGGGAGACTTCACAATTTTTACCCGAAGTATATGAGAAAGAAGTAGAACGTTTTGGAAACAGAACGATTACAGGTTTCTTACGTATGGTTGGAGCAGAGATGCCTATGGCGTCAGATCAAGTAGTTTGGTCAGAACAAGGAAGATTACATATCGCTTATGATACTGTAACATCTAATGGAGCGGGTACGATTATTTCTCTACCTTCTCCTGGAGCGGATGGAAAAGTTCCATTATTAGGAGCTGGAATGACAGTTGTTATTTCAAAAGGTAACGTAACTAATAAAGCTTATATTGTATCAGCAACGGCCGGCGCAAGTGTTGTAAATTACGCTATTAAAGCATACGACACAGCTAGTGGAGCATTAGACGCTGCATTAGTAAGCGCTACATCAGGAGCTCCTCTTAACTTATTCGTATTTGGTTCTGAATATGGAAAAGGATCTAGCTTAGCTGGTAATTCAGTTGACGCTTCTTTCACTACTTTTAGTAACAAACCAATCATCTTAAGAGACAAGTACTCTGTAAATGGTTCAGACGTTGCTCAAATCGGGTGGGTTGAAGTTACTACTGAAATCGGAACAAGTGGATACTTATGGTATTTAAAATCTGAACACGAGTCTAGAATTCGTTTTGAAGACTACTTAGAAATGAGTATGGTTGAGGCAACTAGCGCACAAAGCACTTTTACAGATGCAGGAGGAACGAAGACTATCTCAGGTACTCAAGGTTTATTTGACGCTATTGAGACTAGAGGATTAGTTTACAATGATGCAGCTTTTGACGGAACTAGTGGTCTTGGGGAGTTTGATACAATCTTACAAGAACTAGACAAGCAGGGGGCAATTGAAGAGAATATGTTATTCTTAGACAGAAGCACATCTTTGTCTATTGACAATATGTTGGCTCAGCAAAATTCTTACGGAGCTGCAGGAACATCTTACGGTGTATTTGACAACTCTGAAGATATGGCTTTAAACTTAGGTTTCTCAGGATTCAGAAGAGGTTCTTATGACTTTTACAAGACTGACTGGAAATATCTAAACGATTCTACAACTCGTGGATCAATTAACGATATTAAAGGTGTATTAGTACCAGCCGGAACTTCTACAGTTTATGACCAACAATTAGGACAGAACATTTCAAGACCTTTCTTACACATCCGTTATAGAGCTTCAGAGGCTGATGACAGACGTTTGAAATCTTGGGTTACTGGTTCAGTTGGAGGAAACTATACAAGTGACGAGGATGCAATGAATGTTCACTTCTTATCAGAAAGAACAATATGTACTCAAGCTGCTAACAACTTTGTATTATTCAAAGATACAACAACAGAGTAAATTAATGTAATTCTTACCCTCGTTGAAACTACGGGGGTAATTATTACTCTTATCATTAACATTTATATTATATTATATTATGGCTATAAAAGCAACGGCAGCGAAAGCGCCTAAAAAAGATGAATGGATCATCAAAGATAGATTATACGAATTAACTAGAGGTAAAAAACCTTTAGTATTTACAGTGCCAACAACACATAGTGTTAGAAAAGCATTGCTGTGGTTTGACGAGGAAGTTGGATATCAGAGAGAATTAAGATATGCTACTAATCAAAAGTCTTGTTTTGTTGATGAGCAACAAGGTCAAGTTACAATGGGACGGATAGTATTCAGAGACGGTATGTTAAGAGTTAAGGCAAACGACGTTGTTTTGCAAAAGCTTTTATCTTTATATCACCCATATACCACGGATGGCATAATAGAAGAATACAAACCTGCTGCAATAGCACAAAATCAATCAGATTGGATTGAATACGAATTAGCAGCTTTAAATTTAGCTAAATCACTTTCTATTGAAGAAGGAGAAGCTATATTAAGAGTTGAAATAGGAGAAGGGGTTAATGCCTTGACATCCTCAGAATTAAAAAGAGACGTGCTAGTTTTTGCTAGAAACCAACCTCAATTGTTTATGAGCTTAGCTCAAGACGATAACGTACAATTAAGAAGTTTTGGAGCAAAGGCTGTAGAGGCTAAGATATTAACTCTATCACCAGATCAAAGAACTTTTACTTACGGAGAAAGTGGCAGAAAAGTAATGACAGTACCTTTCGATGAACATCCTTACTCTGCATTAGCAGCATTCTTTAAGACGGATGAAGGTATGGAAATATACAAAGCAATAGAAAAAAGACTTAAATAGTCACCTTTTATAGTGATAGGCTACTGTAAAGGTGGCCTATTATTATAATAATTAAAAAATAAATTATGGCTGTAAGCATAGATACTGTATATCAAAGAGTATTAGCAATACTTAATAAAGAACAACGAGGATATGTTACTCCTCAAGAATTTAATCTATTTGCTAATCAAGCACAGCTAGATATATTCGAACAATACTTTTATGATATTAATCAGTTTGGAAGACTCTCCGGTAATGATACCGAGTTCTCAGACATGCTTAACATCCTTAATGAAAAAATAAACATATTCGAAACTACCTCAGATATGGTGTGGGCCAATAGCTATTGGAATCCCCCTGCTAACCTATATAGAATAGGCTCTATAGTTTACGAAAACACAATTACTACAAAATCGTTGTATCCAACACCAAACACAGTTGTGACGACAAAAGTTCCGGTTGAAGCAGAGCGTATAAATTACAATGAATATTTAGCTATAGCTCAATCAGGAATGACAAAACCAACAAATTCAAGACCCGTATTTGTAGCTAGCACTTCAGGCTACAAGGTGTACGGAGCTTCTGAATTGACCATAACAGATGTTAAGTGCAATTATATAAAGAAACCAATAGAAGCTGCCTGGGGCTACCAGATGATCTATGGAGAGGCTTTATACGACTCTACAACATCTACTGATTTTGAATTACACGCTTCTGAAGAAACAGAGTTAGTTATAAAAATATTAGAATTCGCAGGCTTAGCTATTGAAGATATGGGAATGTATCAAGTAGCAGCTGGAATGGAATCACAGACTAACCAACAAGAAAAATCATAATATATGGGACTTATAAATAAAACACAAGAGGAATACTATTTAGGTCCAGACGGATTATGGGATAGTCATGACGAAGATTATGGAGGTTATCAATTTGTACCTATAAACGATATTATAAATACTTTTATGGTTGCCTATGTTGGTGAAGATAAAAATATTTCCAAAGTAAAAAGAACAGACGTACAGTTTCACGCTATGAGGGCTATTCAAGAATTTAGCTTTGATTTATTACCTCAGGATAAAGCTGTTGAAATAGAAGTACCCCCAGGATTGTTTTTTGTTTTGCCACAAGATTATGTTAACTTTACGAAACTTTCATGGACAGATAATCAAGGTGTTGAAAGACCTATATATAGAACAAATATTACCAGTAACCCAAGAGCGCCTTTACAAGATAACGCTTATGAGTACATGTATGACAGTGATGGAAACATATTAAAAGCTGATAAATCTGAAACCTTAAAACGATGGAGCAGTAATGGGTCAAACAGTATTGCTGATAACAACGCGTTTAATTTTAACAACAATCCAGACCTGCTTGGCCTTTACGCTTACGGCAGAAGATACGGCTTAGATCCGGAATTAGCTCAGGCAAATGGTACTTTTTATATAGATAATGTAAACGGTGTTGTTAGATTCAGTTCGGACCTTAGGGGTAAAATAATAACTTTAAAATATATAAGCGACGGATTAGGTTCTGACGAAGATATGGTTGTGCACAAATTTGCGGTAGATGCCATATATAAATATATACTTCACGCAGTGCTTTCAACTAGAGCAAATACTCAAGAGTACTTAGTAAATAGGTATAAGAGAGAATTATCAGCAGCCAGAAGAAACGCTAAAATTAGATTGTCTCAGTTAAAATCTGAATTGATTGTACAAGTAATGAGAAACCAATCCAAGTGGATTAAACACTAAGATATATGCCAGAATTAATACATACATTTACCGGGGGGAAAATGAATAAAGACCTTGACGAAAGGTTACTTCCTAATGGCGAATATCGAGATGCTTTGAATTTAGAAGTTGCTTCATCTGATACCTCTCAGGTGGGAACATTTCAGAATTTAAAAGGTAGTACTGAAAAATCATATTCTAGCTATAATTCTAGTACAAAAGAATACACTACGTGGGATCCAGCTGTTTATATAGATTTTCTACCTAATGCTATATGTATAGGCTCCATTGCGGAACCTAATTCAGATATTGTGTATTGGTTTATCACTTCAGATACCAATGATGCAATAGTTAGTTATAATACTGTTACTAAAGTTACTTTACCGTTAATAGTAGACACACAAAATATTTTTAATTTTAATGCTGACAACTTAATTACCGGTATAAACATATTAGAAGGCTTATTGCTTTGGACAGATAATCAAACAGAACCAAAAAGTATAATTATAGACGATTGGGTTAATTCTACACCTAATTTTATTACACACTCTAAGATTTATAATAGAGATTTTGTAGAGGCTGATACTACTGTTATAAGGAAAAAACCTCTAACAGCACCTTCCGTTGAAGCTAACGCAAGCGGAAGAGGGGGAGCAGGTACAGGTTTGTCTCCGTTAAGCACTATTCGAGGTGGAACATATGCTAATTTTACATACGAAGACCCTAACGACCCATTGGTGTACATTTCTTTACCTACATATGCTGAAGATAACGCTTTGGGTTATGTATCTATAAATACAACCCCTGCCCCTGACAATTACGAAGCATTAGATATGATAACTCTAAAAGGGGAAGAAACTTCACTTGCGGGAGTATTATCAAAATATGAAGTAACATTGTTGATTGTGGGACCCCTGGATTCAGCAGGTAATTTACAAAAAGGTAACACACTGCAGTGTCACATACAGGCTATATCTGCCGATATACCTAGAACGCCGGAGATTGTTTGGGAAGTTCTTTTGGTTGAAAGTGGCGTTTTGTTTGAGTTTGTTTTTCCTAGATTTGCAACCAGATGGAAGTATAATGACAATCAGGTTTCTGGATTTTCTCCATTTACTGAAACAGTATTTGTTGGAGGTGAATTTGAGTACTTGTCAAGCGATGGCTTTAATGTAGGTATGGTTAACAATGCCCGAGAAATTATATTAAGCAACTTAGAATGGGGAGATGAAAGCGTAAAGGAAATTGAAATACTTTATAAAGCATCTAACTCCACTGCGGTATATGTTGTGGATTCAATATCTGATAAAAGTATAACTAGCTTTACAATATTAAACGAAGTAATTGGAGCAATAGTCAATTCTAACCAGCTACTTAGACCGTACGATAATGTACCCCTGCAAGCGAAAGCTCAAGAAATAACAGGAAATAGATTAATATATGGAGGATATACTCAACAATACGATTTAGTAGAGCCAAAAATAAGAACAGCTATACAGCAAAACAACCATTCTGAAGCTGTTAGATTCCCGGAGCAATCTTTAAAATCAATAAGAACATATCAAATAGGCGCTAATTTTTTAGACAAATACGGTAGAGAAACCCCTGTATTTACAACTAATAATAGTTCATTTTTCGTACCTGTAACAGCTTCATCAAAAGTAAATAAAGCAATAGCCACTTTAGCTGGCTCTGATATACCTTCATTTGCAACACATTTTAAATACTTTATAAAGGATATATCTAATGAGTATTACAATATAGCCTTAGATAGGTTTTATTTTGCAGAGGATGGAAACATATGGTTATCATTCCCTTCGTCTGAAAGAAATAAAGTTTTGGAAGAAACCTACTTGGTGCTGAAAAAAGAACATGATAATAACTCAGCTGTACCTGTTGAGGCTAGGTTTAAAGTATTAGCAATACAAAATGAAGCTCCTGATTTTATAGCAACTAGGCTTTCAGGCATAGCTGAAGCAGATGTTAAAGTACCTAGTAGTGGTTCTCCTACAAATCCAGGTGTTGGCGTTCAAAGATTTTCATTCCAAGGTCCTAGTACATCAGAAAACGCAAGGTTCAACCAAGGATTTGCAGCGGATAATTTTATTGTAATAGCTCAAGACACAAACGTTACTCGCGAATATGCAATAGCTTCAGGAGGACCAGTATCATCTTCAGATAGTAGTAACATAACATATAGGATTACCTTAGAAGAACCTCTTGGGGAAGACGCTCTTTTTCTAGACAGTTTAATAGCAGGGAATGAGTATACTGTAATTATAAAAGAAAAAATTGTAGAAAAGAAACCTGAATACGAAGGTAGATTTTTTGCAAAAATAAATAGAGATGCAAATTTTGACAACTATGTTATAAGCTCTTTTGCAGGGTTTGAACCAACATACGGTATTTTAGAATCTATAGATGTCCCTGATGCAATTGCTAACAGGGGAGCAGGTGCATCTAATAGAGGGTTTTCGGGCCCGGGGTTTACAGATCCTCAAGGCCCTTCTAATAATTGGCAAACAAAAATAAGGAAGCCTGTCGCTGGCTCAAATTGGTTTGGCGTAGGTTTTGCAGCTTATGGTGGAGGGCAAAGCTCCCCTATAAAACAGTCTGTCCCATCAATTCCATTGTTAGATAATTACTTAAGCGCTAATAATACCACTATAAGATTTTTTGATGAAAACGGAAAAAAAAGCGGTGTATATACGGTGAAAAGCTGGGAGGTTTTTTATCAAAGAAGAGGCTGGAGGACAGCTGGTGGTGTATATACAAGAACAACTAATTTTAACGCTAGAAAATCCGTCAGAGTGGTGTTAAATAAAGATTTTGAATCAGGATTTACACCTGCGGGTATTGAAATTATACGAGAAGTTGGGGTAGATTCAAATGATGTACTATCATCTTCTAATCCCGCTATATTTGAAACGGAGCCAAAAGAAGCTATTGATATAGATATATATCACCAAGCTTCAAACGCTATACCTATTAGTGAGTATGCGGATGATAAAACTTTAGATTGGTTTAATTGCTTTTCTTACGGGAATGGTGTTGAATCAAATAGAATAAGAGATGATTACAATGCTGTCACTATAGACAAAGGCCCGATTGTTTCCGCTCCATTAGACGTGCCTTATAGGAAAGAAATTAAAGCAAATTCTTTAATATTTTCTCAAATATTTAATTCTATATCAGGTGTAAATAACTTAAACCAGTTTATACAAGCTGAAGGCATAACTAAAGATCTGAATCCCGAATACGGCTCTATTCAAAAACTGCACGCTAGGGACACTGATTTAATTACATTGTGCGAGAACAAGTCAATGAAGATATTAGCTAGTAAGGATGCTTTATTTAACGCTGACGGTAGTTCAAACGTAACATCTAATAAGGCTGTTCTTGGTCAAACAATAACTTATAAAGGAGAATTTGGTATTGGAACTCACCCGGAATCATTTGCTGAATTTGGGTTTAGAATATACTATGTAGATTCTAATAGAGGCACCGTTGTAAGGTTATCAAATGACGGTATAACACCTGTTTCGGATTATGGGATGCATGGTTTTTTTCAAGACAACTTATCAATTAATAAAAAGATAATCGGTTCTTGGGATGCTGATACAAGGAATTACAACGTTACTTTAAATAATCTTACTCCTTACTGGCAACAGACCTTAGGAGCTGGTAAAACAGATAGACTTAATAAGGATCCGGAATGTGGTGCGTTTATTAATGAGTACCCTACATATTCGACTACAGTGTCTTTTAAAGATGATCTGAATGGTTGGACTTCTAGAAAAACATATATACCAGAGAACGGAATTAGTTTAAATAATGTTTATTACACTTTCAAATCAGGTAAGATCTGGGAGATGAATTCTAATACTTCGTATAATAACTTTTATGGCAAAGGACCTTCTGAAGCAGGTGGATTAGAACCTTATTATGAAAGCTCGTTTAACGCTATTTTTAACGAAAGCCCTACGTCTGTAAAAGATTTTAGAACCATTAGTTATAGCGGAACAGATTCTCGTGAATATATATACAAGACTACGGCAACAGGCGATAAAAACTTTTCATTAGCTCAAATACAGGCGCAGCAATTAATACCTACGGAATTTTCAACAACTAAAGGCTGGTATGCTAACTCTATAGTAACAGATTTACAAGAAGGTGAGGTTAAAGAGCTTATAAATAAAGAAGGGAAATATTACAACTATATAAAAGGATTGCCTACATTTTTTGTAGATGATTGCGATAACAATGTAGACTCCCACGAATTTAATGTACAGGGAATTGGAAGAGCAAGTGCTATAACTGGAGATACAGACATAACCGCATTTAAAGTAACAAATATAATTGATCCTGATTGTTTTACACCTGTTACGCCAATAGTGCCTATAGTCTTGCAATATGGAAGCACAGAATCAGCAGTTTGCTGCAACCCGCAGACAGGAACTTACTACATACTTGATGGCGAAGAATTTATCGACGCAGCATCTGTATTATTGATAGATGGATCTCCCGCGGCGGATGGATTTTATATAAAACAAACAAATTAACATATAATCACAAACATGGCATTTAGCAATTTTACAGTAAATGTAGTAAGTTTTAATGAAGCTGTAGGAGTGGACTGGACGCAGGCTCACCCCTCTGTAACGTTGATTATAACTCCTAATGCGGGGTATGAAATAAATGCTACTAATTTTTTACCTAAAAACCCGTTACCTCCTTTTGTTCAATCCGTTACTTTTACGCAGTCAGGATTTAACATAGAGTGCGTAATATTATATATAGAACCTAGTGAAATGCCTAATAATGATGTATTAATAGCTTTGTGTATAACAGGCTATGCATCTTTAATTGGGGTATCCGTAGCCGGGATAGTTACTTACAACACTACTTTTACCTCACCTCCAACGCCTCCTACATCAACAGCACCTTATAGTGGTAATGGTTTAATTTTTTCTACATCAGAAATAGCAAACCTAGTGGTAAAGGCTGATAATGGCTACTACTTCCCAGTGCTACCTACAGCTTCTTTAGCTATAGGTACCTTAGCTGATTACTCTATTGTTCCAACACTTACTAACGACTCAGCAGGCAATCTTATACAAGTAAATTTTGCTGTAAACTATACATTTCCAAATTATTCAGTCACCGGAGATAGCATAATAGTTGAAGCTAATGCTTCTGAAATATATAATCCCACGGTAGGAATTTCTGCGTATTCAATAAACACTAGCTTGATTGGAGTTGGAGGAGAAACTAGAACTATGACGGTATTTGGTAGCTCAGGATCTGTGTTTACAATAGCTATGGACGGTGTTGATCTAGTAACAAATATAACAATGGGAGTAAATGGTTCATATTCATTCCTAATAGTATTCCCAGCCGTAACAACTAACACTACTTATTCAATATTATTGTCTGGGGATTTAGTTAACCCATTTACGCAGCCCAATCCTTTTACAATACAACAAAGAGTTAATACAGAAGTAACTTTCAGCGTTTTATTCCCTGCTGGGATTGCAACTCAAAGTAGCGTTGTAAAATCTTATTTGCCATTTCAGTCTCCCCTTGTAGGAGATGCCGCAGAGGTTATAAATTTTGGATGGAGTATAACACCAATGGTAAGTTCAAACTTAATTTTAATTAGGCAACCAACAATTGACGATTGGAGTAATCTTAATCCTGTTCTTAACGGAGGAACAGCTGCTTATCCTATAGCCGCAATTAGCTTACAAGACCCCGCTACTGGTGGTACTATTGCTGTTGGCGGTAATATGGACGCTTACGGAGGCACTAATATGGAAACGGTATTAGATTTAACTAATATAATCGTAGTTCAATCATATACAGAGTTAACGTTATGCTATGCAGGAACTGAAGCAGATTTATGTTGCGGTACTTCTGAATCTCGTACGGTATTTGTAGCAGGAAATGTTGCTAATTTAGCTAGTGTAACTGGTCTTTTATATACAACAAGTGATTTAGACGTAGAAGCGCAAGATGGTTTCTACAGTGATGACGTTAGTATAACGTGCACAATACCGGTACCTACTTACTATTACTATCTACTTAGAAGTTGCTACGGAAATGGTTCTGAAACCAGAGTTGCGAGAACTGATACAATCCTGTACGATCCACCTAATGTACCTACCGTATCACTTTATACCGACGCATCTCCTCCTGTCGCACTTGGCTGTTTTGCTTTGTACGGTGACTTGACACAGACAGAAGAACAATGGACAAATGACGATGGTACGCTAGGCTCTGTTGATATTGCTGGACTTACTGTATTAAACACTTGTAGTGAGTGTGATCAATAATAAATAAATAAATAATTATGCCAAATTACAGACAACAAACATCAGGCAACTTGTTAGCTCAAGCAACGTGTGCTTCATGCTTTTCACAATTAATACTCTGCTACGCCGCAACAGCAGATGATTTATGCTGCGGAACCTCAATCCAAAAAACAGTTTTTGCTGCAGGAACAGGGATAACAACATTAGCTGCTGTCACGGGGCTTTTATACGATACAAACGCTTTACAAACCCCTGCTGCGGTTGGATTTTATAGCGATGATGCAGGAATATCATGTACCACACAACCATAAATAATTAATTATGCCAAACTATAGAGAATTAACAAGTACAAATTTACTCAGTGAAGCGCCTTGCGCAGCCTGCGAAACAGAAGAATGTGGTGTCTCAACAACCATTCCAACTGGAAATGATGGGTATTATGAATTAGATTTTGATACAGGAGGCGAAGCCACTGACACAGGCGCGATAATGGTATATTTCAACCCTTCGTCAATCCCAGATGGAATTAGGGTTTTTTATGACGGAGCTTACTATACCACTCTATCGAATTCTGCGAGTGGGAAGTTTTCGACCACTAATACACCAACCGCAAGCTCAGGCTTTACCGTAATAGGAGCTGCAAATCAAGTTTCTTGCTTGACCCCCAAATTTGGAGCATCAATTTCATACCCTTATTTTAAGGGGATTGCAAACAGTGCTTGGGTGCGGGTTACCGATACGAATGGTAACGTTGAAAATCGAAGTATAACAATTGATGCTAATGATTATATGGGTAGTGACATTGGTGCCACCATTTGGAGCGCTTTAGTTATACCTAAACCAACTAGCGCATCACCTAGAATCTGCTCTATACAAGCCTTAGGCCCATGTGCAACCACCGGTTGGGGAGTCTACGTTACTTGCCCCGCGGAATTACCATCCGTTCAAGCTTCAGTAGCACAAGGCACAAGCGCGTGTAGTAGCAATCTAACCCAAATTGTACACTTCACGCGAAACGCGAACACTGCAAGTGCAAATTTGACTTTTCCTGGTCAAGCTAGCAACACGGTTCCTGTTGTAGGAAACTTTGTTTTTACGGATGCGAATGGAACTACCCCTTTAAACCCAACATCCACTGTTCAATGGTATGCAACAACAGGGAATACTGCTTTTAGCGTTTTAAATGGAGTGGTGGTGTCTTCTGGCCCTTGTACTTAGAGTTAAAAAAATAAAATATGAACTCAATAACACTAACATTCCCTCAACGCTTAAACGCGTCTATACAAGTAGGAGACACAACTTATTACAGCAATGATATAAACGGAGTAGATATACAAGCTATGGGGGTGATAACAGCTATTGACAGGGTCTTAAATACAGTGACAACAGAAATAGACCCAAGCTTAACAAGACCTACTTTAAATAGCTTTATACTGTTTAGTAAAACAGCAAGTGTAAATACTAATGGTTTGAAAGGCTACTATGCTGAAATGCAGTTTAAAAATGATTCCGTTGATTATGCGGAATTATTTTCCGTAGGGTCTGATATTCTTGTAAGTAGCAAATAATACGTGATAATAACTTATAAAACAATTTAATATGGCATTAGGAGTAGGCGCTCTAAAAGGAGCGGTAACAGGCCTCGCTGGAATAGCTGGAGGTATAATAGGTAGTGGAGCAAGAAAGCGAGAGCAAAAAGCTGCTCAGGCTGAATTTGACAGGAATAAAGCTCGTATGGAAAATGCGGATACCTCTAATTTAGCGATGAACCAAGAAAACACTATGGAAGATCTTACTGTTAACACGCAGCAAGCGGATTTTATAGCTCAACAACAAAATCAAGGTATGGCTAATACAATGGATTCCTTGCAGGGAGCAGCTGGTGGATCTGGAATTGCAGCTTTAGCTCAATCATTGAGTAATCAACAAACAGCTAATGCTCAGGCAGCGTCTGCTAGTATTGGTCAACAAGAAGCAGGTAATCAAATGGCTGAAAGAAGAATGGCTGGGCAACTGCAAAACCAAGAGCTACAGGGGGCTTACGCTTCTAGAGCTGCTGAGAAAGATAAAACAGACACAATGTTAGGTATGTCTCAGAATAGATTGGGTGCAGCAAATGCGGCTAGAGACGCTGCTACGGGTTCTATAATTGGAGGCGTTGGCGGATTAATGGGCAGCGGTTTAGATGTACTTGGAGGTGCTGACGGAATGGTTGGACACGGTTAAAAATAAAATATATGGCAAATAACGCATTAATACAAGGAGCTAAAGAAACAGGTAGGAAATTTTTAGACGTAGGTAAAGCTGTTGCTCAGGGACTTGCGACAAGTTCTTCTGCTAGCGGTGGTGCCCCTACTCCACAGGTAGATAGTAGAATAGCTAAGAACAAAGCAATTCAAAGTAAGGTTAACAGTTATATGGGTAACCTTAAAACAGATATGGATTTTACTAGTTTTAGCCCTGAGGAAACAAAGACTATGCGCAACTTTTTAATGTCACAAAGATCAGAGTATGCTAACGCAGCTAAAGAAGCAGCTAAGTTTGATGACACTACAAGCCCTGAGTACATGGAATATGTTGACATAATGCAAGGAGTTAATAACAGCTTCAAGAATATGGCAAGCCAATTAGGAGCTTACAAAAAAGGCAAAGTAGAATACGCTGAGAATCAATTAGATGGCATGTACTCAAACGGGAATGGAGATGCTAATTCTAATGCGGCTAGAATATATGGCTTTGCAGATGAGGATGGTGATGGTGTGGCGGACATAGGTGTCAATGCTCCTTTTAAAATATTATCTGGCGGTAATATAGGATTTGATCTTGATGGTCAAGAAGTTTCTTACAATAAAATGAAACAACCATTTCTTAAAGATAGCAAACTAGCCCTTGGTATATTGAAAGATAATGAAAGTATATACAATAAAGGAACACAAGGAGGTGAAATAAATCCAGAAATGCTTAAGTCTTACGAAGCTAAGTTGACTAACGATTTACAAAATGAAGATGCTTTAAATTCAATACTATATGATTTCGAGAGTGAACTTAATGTCGCTGACATAGCTATAAGAGTTACTGATAACGTTTTAAGTTTAGAAGACGCTAGAACAGAAGTTGTTAAAAGATTAGTAAATGCTAGAAAAGGTGTTTTTGCAGAAGGTAAAAAGCAATATGAACTAAAAAAC